AGTTTTTTTTAAATTTATTTAGAATTTATTTGCTCTTTTGATTGGCTCTCATATATAAAGCTGAATTGTATTTTGTTACTCTATTGATATATTTCTTTTTCCTAAATTCTAAAGCCCCTTGCTCTTTTAAAATATCTATTGTCCTTGATGTTATAGCCCTACCTTTACATCTATCATAAAAATCATCAAAGTTTATAAAAATTCCATTCTTCTTTTTTTCTTCTTCAATAAATTTTGCTGCTTTTTCACCTATGCCTTTTAAAGAGCTCAAGCCTTCTTGTATAACCAATTCCCCATCTACTGTTCTAAAACTTGTATCTGCTGTATAGTTAACGTGCGGCAAAAATACAATGCCTCCATCACTCACTGCATTTTCTTTATATAAAGCAGCCTTTGAATCATCAGAAGCATATTTAATTTTGATGCCCCAATACTGAATTGGATAATAAACCTTAAAAAACATTTCTTCAAGTGATATTAAACTGTAACCAGTCGAGTGCCCTTTATTAAAAGAATAATTGAAGAACTTATCAAATATATCTGTTGCCTCTTCTTTATTTATACCAAACCTTTTAGCCCCTTTAATAAAAGTTTTTAAATATTTTATATAGTTCTCCTCAAATAGTTTTAAAGCCTTGCCAGTTCCCCCTCGCTCCATCTTATATATCTTGTCTGCATCAGTCCATTCTAAACCACCAATATTTACTGCTATAGCCTGAACCTGCTCTTGATATATAATACAGCCATAAGTCTTTTCAAGATATTTATAGTATGGCTTACTTTTATCAATAGAATCTGAATTTAATTTTGACTCAGCATATATGTCCGGCATTTTTAAGCTTAGTGGCGCCGGTCGATTCATTGCGGAAGCCGCTATAATATCTTCAAAACAATTGCAATCAATTTTTCTTAAAAGCTTTTGAACTGATGATTTTTCAAACTGAAATATTCCATCTGTTTTGCCCTCATTAAAAGCTTTTAAAATCTTCTCATCTATTACCATTTTATCATTTAATCTTTTGCCAGTCATTAGCCTCAGCTCATTTAGACTTGACATTGTAGTTAAACCTAAAATATCAAATTTAATGACATTGATTGATTCCATATCTGATAAATCATAACTTGTAAAATGCTTGCCAGTTTTTGAATCAATTCTTAGTGCTGTATAATCTAAAAGATTTCCAGATGTGATAGCAACTCCGGCAGCGTGGGTCCCTATATATCTAACTTTATTATATAGCTTACTAAAATGCTTGATAATGTTATCATACTCCTTATTGTACATTTTAGCTTCTGCTGATTTTATAAGCGATTCAATATCTACTGCACCCTCATTCACATACCTATTTATAAAGCTTTTAATTGCTTTGATTTCTGATGGATATTCTGACAAACTGCCACAACATTTAGCTAAATCATTTATCAAATTATCTATTTTATATAAACCATAAGAGCATATTTGAGCAGCATTATTTGGATATTTATTCAAAAGATATTCAATGACTTCTCCTCGTCTAGCCGTTTCAAAATCAAGGTCTATATCTGGGAACTTCTTTTTATCCTTTCTTAAAAATCTGTTAAAGTCTAAATCAAATAAAACTGGGTCTACCTCTGTTATATTTAAAGCATAATTTACTAATGAATTACAACCAGAGCCTCGACCAGCCCCAACGGCTATGCCTTGTTCTTTTGCCCAATTTGTATAATCCTCAACCATCAAAAAATAATCTTCAAATTTGTGATAGTGAATTACATCTAATTCAAAATCTAGCCTATCTTTATATTCCTTTGATATTTTACCTTTCTTTTTTAAGCCGGCTATTGCCTTGCTTCTAATTATCTTTTGAGTATTTTCTCCAACCTTTGGCAACTTTAGCTCTAAATTATCTAAAATTGTATCATCAACCTTTGATTCTATTTCTTCAAGATTCTTTATCATTTCATTAGCTAAATGATTTAAAGTTTTTGAGCTAAAATCTCCTTTGTGCATTTTTAAAAATCTTGATTTTAGTTCTTCCTCTGTTGGCATATATCTTTCTGCATAAGTTTCTTCAATATCAATAAAATTGTGTCCAGCTATCTCGTGCATTTTCATATATGTGTCTAAATCTTCTTTTCTTCCTCTGTGTGAGTCAGATGTTAGAATCAATTTTATATCTAATTCCTTAGCTAATTTGATTGAACCAATATTAACTTTTTCTTGAGCTCCCTCACTTGATATTTTATAAGGCTGCACTTCTACATATAAATCATCACCAAAGATTTCTTTCATTTTCTTTAAATATTTTCTTGCCTTGTTCTTTTTACCTTTTAAAATGCATTGTGCTAGGAATCCACCAACACAAGCCGTTGTGCAAATCAAGCCTTTTGAATATTTTTTCAAGAGCTCAAAAGTCCAGATGGGGTTATAATATTTTATCTTCTCACCCTCAAACTGCAATGTATTTAGATTTGTGTACCCTTGATTGTCTTTAGCAAACAAACATAAATGATAGCCTTTTTTAGATTCAACTTTTATTGGAAGAAAATAGCCCTCACAACCCATCACTGGTTTGATTCCCTCATTTCTGCAAGCATAAAAATGTTTGACTAAACCGTTAGTATTTCCGTGATTAGAAATGCCCAAGCTTGTATAACCTAATTCTTTGGCTATTTTTGCCAACTCCTCTGGCTTACCAAAACCATCAAAGGTTGAATATTCATCGTGCCTATGTAAATCTAACATTATTATATTTCCCCAAATTCTTCTTTTAATATTCCTTTTATATCATTTGTTTTAAAAGGCTTGCCACAAGACATTTTACCTTCTGGACATTTCCCTTTATAACACTCCGGCATACAATCCGAAAAGAGAATTGGCGAGGCTTCATTTAGGGCTTCCCAAACTTTAAGCATAACAAATTTAGTTTCTTCAGAATTTCTTTTGCAGATTCTTTGCCTTATCATATGCTTGAACTCATAAGGCGTAGCCGATATAATCAAAACATTTCTTAGACTTTGCGGCATTATATACCCTGCATCATCATTAGAAATTCCATTCTTTATCAGCTCCTGATAAGTATCTGCATTTCTTTTGCACTCATCTAAATATGCTTCTTTTATTTCTTTCCCCATTTTTTCTATGCTTATTGGAACCACAAAATCTGCTACCCCCGAATAGTCCGAATATTGAAGACTTGCACTCATAAATTTAACCTCATTCTGGTGCCTTGTTATTTGCGCTAAAAATCTTCTTGAAGCTCCAACTATTACAATATTGATTTTCCCTAACTTTTGCAACGTTGGATGCGGCAACTTTATTAGATTGCTTAATAGCTTTTCCCTTTTTTCATCGTCTGAATATATTGATTTTAAGTCTAATAAATCATCAATGTTTTTAATTTGATGGCCTCTTTGCGTGAGCCTTGCCGCCAGACAGCCCATTTCCTCAATCTCTTTAATAGTTTCTTTACAACTTAAAACTTTTACTTTAATATTCTTCATTTGATTTCCTTCTTTCTTTATAAGCTTTTATTTCTTCTACAGTTTTGTCTAATTGACCCCAACTAGTTGCAATATGCTTGCATTTTGTTTCTTTTATGATTTCATCAAATAATCTTGAGTGCTCACTTAAATCTTTTTTATGCAAGGCTGAACTAAAATTCAAATCTTCTGGTTTGACATAAACCAATAGAAAATCCTCACCTAAAATCTGTAGCTTTTTATCTATGGCCAAACAATCTTCTTTTCCTGAATGGTTTCTCTCCAGACTGCCATAAACATATTCTGTTAAGTGGAATCTATCAATCACTACATCTTTATTTTTAAAGTCTACATATTTGAATAAATCAGAAACTAAACTATTAAAAGCCACATTTATTCCATTCTTTATTGGCCCGTCCATATTGAACCACTTACAATATATAAAGCCTTGCTCTTCCAATTTCTTTGCCAGCGTAGTTTTTCCTACCATATCAATTCCTTCAATTATTATTAGCAATTTCTAACCTCTTCATATTTTCTATTATTTTGTTTCCTGTTATATCCATAATATCAACTATATCAAACCCACTAAAAATGCAAATATTCATAAAAGTGATTAGAACATCTGCTAATTCTTCCATTTTATTCTTCTCATCATATTTTTCATTTCTATAAGTTTTCCATCTTTTATCTGAAGCTAGTACCTCGCCTAGCTCCTCAAGCATTGCTACTAAATGATATTTATAGTTTTCTTTATCATAAGCTGGCAGATTTGCACAAGATGAGATTTTTTTTTGAAATTTGACCTGCGCGTCAAACATATAGCTTAAACGATTATAATTACTCATCATCTTCCTCCCACTCATCATCTTCCCAATCTTCATCTTCTTCTGGTTCATCATCATCCCAATCATCTTGAGCGGCATCCCATTCTTCAAGTAGCCCAATGTAATATGCTTCTTTCTTCTTTGGTTTTGCTTCAATATCTCTTTCCTTACAGAGCTTATAAAGTTCTTTAGCTGTCATATCATCATACTCACCAGATGATTCTGATTCAATATCTTCGTCATCTTCTATATCGTCATCAATTGGAAAAGCCTTTTGAAGCAGCTCATAAACTTTGCTCTTTGAGAATGGCTTAGCTTTTGCATTTCTGAACTTAACCTTGTCCATTGGAACAACTGAATAAGTCTTTGTTGTCTGTTTGCCTTGAGTTGAAATAACATAGTCCCTATCACAAAGTGTTCCATAATTTTCATACATTGCAACAAGGGCTGGTAGTGGGCTGCAATTGTTTACTGGGAACATAAACAACTGAACTTCTTTTGTGTCATAGTTCCAAACGCTCCAAACATATTGAGTTCTAGTTCTTAAGTCTTCCCTATCACAATAAGGGCAAGGCTTACCAAAAGTTTCTTGGCAAGGTACATTTATTCCCTCTGTAAAACTATCGTGGAACTCAACTTCTAAACCATCTTCCATATCATTTAAAAATCTGATTCTCTGTTTCTGCCCCTCTTTAAAGTAAATAAATTTACCTTTGTTGCCTCCAGATTTCTTAACATCATTTTTAATTTTGTTTAGTAAACTCATTTTGTTTTCTCCTTCTCTTTAAATAATTTAAAAGTTTTTGAATACATTTTTTTGAACATATCTTTGCCCATTTCCCCAGTGTCTTTAACCCCTTTTAAAAATTGCCAACGAACAACTTTAAAATGTTGCTTTAAAAATTTTGTGCCTTTCTTACCACATTCATCATTATCCAAAGCACTAATAATAGTTTTGATTCCTTTTGATTTTAGCTTTTTAATTTGCTCGCTTGACATCTTCCAACCTAAAATAGCAACGACATTATTGATTCCAAACTGAACTAATTTAAGCCTATCCATATAGCCCTCGACAACTATTACATAATCTTTTGAACCATATTCCCCAACTAATGTTGTAGCCCTACTAAAACCAGTATTATATAAGTATTTTCTTTTCTTCTCAATTTCTGGGTCTGTTGTTCTACAAACCCAACCTTTAAATTCTCCATTGTCAAACATTGGGAACACTATTTTATAATTGCTTTGATATGTATATTTAGCTTTAATTTGATTTAAGACTTTAACAGTAAAGCCTCTATTTAGCATATATTTTCTAGCCGCCCTAATTTCTTTATCATCAACTTCACCCCAATTAATTGTTTTTAAACCAAAGTAAAAATCATATGCTTCATTATATAAATCTATATCTTGTTTTTTAGCCTTTTTACTTCTTGCCAGTTTTAATTTTAAATCACTACATTTCTTTGATTTTAAAATTCTCAAATATTTTAAATATGCTTTTAAATCATTTAGATTATTGTACTTCTTTTCAAATTCTTTTACAAAATCTTTAGCATCGCCCGAACGATTGCAACCAAAACAAAACCATTTATTTTCTTCAAAATTTAAAACCAAACTAGGGTTTACATCTTCGTGAAAAGGACAAACTATTTTTTGATTATTTGAATAATCATAAATCAAATTGTAGTACCAAGCTACTTTATATAATTCACTCATTTGACTTTAAATCAATCAAAAAGCTTAAATTACCTTTCTCAAAAGTGCAGCAATCTTTAATATTATTTGCTTCTATTTTACCAAGGTCTTCAAGCTCATCAAGCCTTTCCTCATTAACTTTTTCAACTTTATTTATAAAGCTTTTAATAATTTCTGGGTCTGCTTTAATTTCCTTTAAATAATTAAATAAGCCCTTTGAGTCTATAATAGTATATTCAGAATCAATTACCTCATTTAATAACTTTTTGCCCAAAGCTCTTTTTAATTTTTTAATATTGAATTTGACCTTAATTCTTTGACTTCTCTTGACGCTTAAGGTTTCCCCACCTAAGTCAAAATAAATCTTTTCACCAACCCCATAATTTTGCTCTTTATAGTATCTTTCCAGATTCTCAAAGATTTTAGCTTTTCTTAAATTGAGTTCTTTTGACATCTCATCAATTTTCTTTTTCTGCTCATAATAAGAACTTAAAGCTTTTAACATTTTAACTTGACTTGATTTCATTTTAAGCTCCTTTCTTTTAACTTTGTTACCTTATATATATTATAACATACATATTTCATTTTGTAAATAGTTAAATTTATTTAAAAAGCGACCTTTTTATGGCCGCTTAATTAATAATTTATTTAGTTTAAGATTAAAGCTTCACTAGGTTTACCACATTTACAGCTGCTGTTACTGTTGAACCAATTCCGATTACAATTCTATCGCCAGACACTTCTATGACATCATAAGAATCATAGTATGCTATAAAAGGCTGCCCATTATATTGAATTGGATTTATAACTTTAACCTTATCTCCAACACCAATTACATCTGAATTTATGCTTGAAGCCTTTATCAAATTGCCAATGTGAACTGCTGCCGTTACCGTTGAGCCTATACCGATTACAACCCTGTCACCACTGACCTCAATCACATCATAAGTTGAATAATAAAGAGTGAACGGCTGCCCATTATATTGAATTGGATTTATAACCTTTACTTTGTCCCCAACATTGATTTCTGAATTTGAACTAGCTGACGCTTCATCCTGCACTGGTGCTGGTGTTGGTGCTGAACCACTTCCAAAACCATTCAAACCAAGATTCTTAATAATTGTTGGATAATCCTTATAGCAATAATTCTGGTCTGTTGTCACTCCAGCAACCCTAGAACTTCTAAGCATATTTGTTGAACCACCAAACTGCCAGATTCCATAATTCAAGCCAGTTGGTTCTTGTGTTCCCCAGCTTGCAATCCACCAATCATAGCTTTTATTGAGCTCATCCCCACTGATAACATTATTGTACCAATCTATATTAGTATAAACCCCTACATAATAACCTGCATTCTGAACTGTATCACAAAATGCTACTACAATCTGATTTAATGTACCTCTGCCTAATGCTCTTATTGATGGGTCCTCTAAATCTAAATAAACTGGATATTCAAATTGCTTTCCAGCCAGCACACTCAAAAAGGCATTTGCTTCTGCTCTTGCCTGCTCTGGTGTTTGTGCATATAAGTACCAATAAGCACCAACCGGAACACCTAAAGATTTGTAAGCATTATAATGGTTCTCAAATTCTGCATCCTTGCTCTGCGCATATCCAGCCCTGAGAATCGCAAACTCAACTCCCTCATTTACACTTTGAGCATATGGATAGCCAGCTTGCCAAGTGCTTATATCAATTCCAAACTTTGCCATTTTAAAATTCTCCTTTATTTTAAATAATTTAGTTTAATTGTTTTCTTCTTCTGGTAGCCCAGCAATGCTAGTTAGAACTGACAATAACCCAGCTAGCACAGATGCGCTAATTACTACCTCCCAATTTACATCAGCTAAAACCGCTGTTGTGCCGATTGTTGCTATCGCTGTTTGTGCGACTGTCTTTATTGCTCGTCTTCCAGCTTTTACTGCCCAATCTTTCCAATCTCTGTTCTTCTTCATTTTAAGTTCCTCCTATCTAAACTTTATAAAATAACCTATTGCCCCACTAACCAGAGCCATCAAAATATAACCTATTAAACTATTCCATCTATCTGTTGGAACCCTTTCAAGTTCATCAAGTCTATGATTCTGTTCTTCCAACTCTGCGTGGTGTATATCCATTTTTTGTAGCATCAATTTAATGTTTAAATTTATTTGCTGAATTTCTTTTGTCATATCCTCAACTAATGATAGTCTTACATTAATTCTTTTAATTTCATCATCGTGGCTCTGAATTTTCATATCTATATTATTTCTTCTTTCTAGCCATTCTTCCCTAGTTATCTCGCCCATATGTGCCTCCTTATGGCTTCTCAATTAAAAGCCAATCACCTTTTTCTGGATTGCTAATATTTCTATCTTTTAAAGACTTATAAAGCTTATTGTAGTATATTACTAAATCATTTTTCTTATAAGTCAAATCAACCGACCAATAGCTAGCTTGCTTCCAAAGCTTATCATATTCAGATTCATTTGTCAATGGAACTTCAACCCAATAATCTTTAGCATTGATTGGAATATTTTCATAATTTGAATTATGCTTTATTTTTGACCTATACAACTTATCATTGTAAACCACATAATGACCATCAGAATAAAAAGAGCATACTTGCCATCTTTCAACCAAAGACATAAGGGCTTTTTTACTTTCATCTGATTTTAACATAACCCCAATTAGTAAGTTTAATGATTCCATTCTTTTCTCATCAAGATTTTTTGATGTGTCCACAATCTTAATTATTTCAGTTAATATTTTCTCATCTAAAATGCCAAAGACTGTTGCCCCATCCTCTCGCACTGCTGTATATGTATATCCCTCATCGCCTTTAATAATATTTATAGTCTTCACTATTCTTTGTACCTCCCATAAACCCTAACAAATGGTAATTCTGTTGGAACTTGATTAGCCGTCCAAGCTGGTGTTGGCATTAGCAAAACTATTTGCAAAACATCTGTTTTTTTGCCAGAGCCACAAGTATAGACTCCACCATTGCAATGGCCACTTACTTGCACATTATCAACCCTTTTGAATAGTCCATATGGTAACCTTAAATTCCCAATCCAGCGCCACCAACAACTATTCCATTGAACCATATTGACTGGTGTAATTTGTGTTATTTGACAAGATGCCTCACAGGTGCCATCTGAATATTTGACAACATCAAACTGCCCATTTTTTTCAATTTTAATTGGAACTCTTAAACCTATTGCTTGAAGAATTTTGCCAAGCCTATTTAACCCTTTTGGATTGTTTAGAATTTCCCTTACAAAAGCTATCTCTTCCGAGTCTAAATCATACCTTACTTCTCTACAATTTAGGCCCTCTTCTTTTGCTTCTTCAAAGAATGTTACTCCATTACCGTTTGGGTATCTTGATATAACTATTTTACCAGTTAGAATTGATATATTGGCAATTCCAAAAGCGTCTTTTAATTCTGCCCCTAATTCATAAGTTAAAGAAGAATCAAAGCCACTTATGATTGAACTAGCCACAAATTCATAAGCATTTGTATTTACTCTTTTATCTGAAAAACTACCAGCTGCTTGCCTTTTCCATTTAGCTTTCAACTCCCTTAGGTTTCGATTCTTGACCGGTGCAACCTTGCCTGAAATTGTAACTTTAATATAATTACCAGAAGCATCTGGCTGCCCATCTGAATCACAAAATTCAAAGGTTATATAATTTAATTGCGGCTCAAAATAATTTTCAACATTTAAAGTTATCTCTTTTGTTGTGATTCTTCCTCTACTATCTGTTACATAAACTTTAATTAAGTTTGAACCATCTAATGCAATAGCATTTAAGGTAATATCTTTTCCCTCATAGGTTACCCCTTCAAACTCTGTTTTAATGCTTTTAATATTTGCCTCATATAAGGCCATAGCTTGAGTTTGAACTCTCGGTTTTGAAATACCTTGAACCCACAAATTTTTAAATGCTACTGGAAAATTTATATTCCCTTCTGTAACCATTAAAGAATCAATAATTGGTGCAATTCTTTCCGGCACTTTAATTTGAAACGTTTTTATTTCATCATAAATTTTAGTTGTTCCTGAATAAGTTTCTAAGCTGATAGTTAATGTTGTGCTTGAATCATTTGGAATCTTAGAACATAATTCTAAAGGTACCTCAAAAGAAGCATTATCTTTTAAGCCTGTATTCACCAATACCCAAGGGTGCTCTTTCTCACTTAAGATGTGCCAGTATACTCTATGTGTAAAACTTTCAACCGCTGGTTTCCAAGTAATTTTATAGGTGTCCCCAAATTCAGAACCAGAAATGCTTAAAATCTTTGAGCCTCTTGGTATTGTTGATAGAGTTAAACCATTGCTAGCCGATAACCAGCCTGCACTCTTTGCATCAAAACTGGCATAAGCACTAACCGTTTTTGTTCCATCTGAATTATGAGGAACCGTAACAGTTGTAATATATAATCTTTGGGTCGAACCATTCACACTATATGATGTGCTAAAAGGATAAGAAACCCCATTGATTACTAAATTACCATCGCAAGCCCCATTCCATACAGCCCACGAACCAGTCGTTGCTGTAATTGAAACTGAAGCTGTAACTCTTGAATAGTTCCCCTCAATGCTTTGAGATTCTTGTCTCATATCTATTGATAAATAATAGCTCATCTTTTAACCACCTATCCATATATCATTTAATGTATTGCCTAAAATTTTATTTTGATTTCTTATTTCTGAACCTAATCTTGTTGCCCATTGTGAGCCATATCTCATCTGACCAGAAACAGCAACATTCCTAACTTCCAAAAAGTCATTTGTGAATTGTGCCACTACTTTGCCTTTGTACATAAATTTTAAAGCGTCATTAGTATAAAGTGTTGTTACCTCCGAATCAATTTTACCAATCTCCAAACCTTTAATACTTGTTCTTAACCAAAGCTGTTGATTAGTCACATAGCCTCCAATTTCTTCTAAGCCCTGCTGAATTTGATTAAAAGTCAATGTCAAATTATCCGCTTGTATTTGTAGCTTACTTTGGACTTCCTCTTTAAAGTTCCCAAAATCTGTATTTGAAACCCTTGATTTAATAGCCTCTGCAATTAAGCCCTCAGCTGCCGTTTGCAACTGCAAAATCTGTTTATTTATTTGGTCTGTTAAAATGCTGTAATTATTGACAATTTGACCCTCTACATCTTCTGGTGCCGGTGTCCAATCTGTAAATAAATTACCCCTTTCAACTTTTATCTTTTCATTCTCAAAATAGTTATTATATATTCTTATATATGAATCGCCATCTTGTGGACTGAAAATATTCATCGTTTGAAAAGAGTTAACAAATTCTCCTCTTTGAATTTCTTCAAACCTTATAAATTCTTTATTCTTATCATATATAGCTATTTTTAACCAATGCACATATTTTATGCCATCTGCCTTCTTGACCCACCTTTGAATTGCCATCACTTCAGGCACTTCAATAAAATCACTAATAACTATATTTGAATCTGGTTCTGGACTTATTGAACCATCTGCATTTATTGAGCCTTTTGTTAAAGTCTTCTCTACATAAAGGTTTCTTGAACCAGTCTTTATATTCTCACCAATTCCCTCTTTAAATGGCTTACCATTAATTGTAACATTCTCAGATGTTAAGTTTAAATTACCAGTTTCTAAATTCCAAAAGTTTTTGCCAGTTAAATCCGTTATTGTTCCAGCTCTCAGAATATTAGCACTCAAAATGCCAGTTAAAATTTGAGAAGCATTTATGGTGCCATCATCAAGTAAAGCTAAATCATAATCACCATTTACCCCATTATTTGAATGTGCTAAACCAGATGCGTTCCATCTCCAAACCTTTTTAGCTGTGTTTAAATCGTCTGTATCAGATATATTAAATAGTTCAATAGGTTTGCCATCATTATCAAATCGCCAAATAAATTTTCCACCTTTGTTACCTGTGATTTTATTTGTTGAGCTTTTAATTTCTGTTGAAACAAAGTCCTTAATGCTAGCTAGGCCTTCACTTAAATTTTTCTGAGTTTCAATTTGCAACTGATTAAAACTATTCGCAATTGATGGAGAGACTCTTGATAAAATAATTGTATCATTCACCCCATCATCATATTTAACAAACTCTACAATTTGATGTACAATGTGCTTCTTTCTTAACCTATCAATTAAAGTCACTTTCTTATAGAGCCAAACATCATTGCTTAAATTTATTGCCTTACAACTATAAGACCTTTTAGGAACCGAAACCTCATTTAATGTTCTTTGAGCATATTTTAAAAGTTCTTGTTTTACTGTGTATCTTTCATCAACAATGCCAACCGAAACAATTTTATTTGAATAGCTTAAATTTTCAACATAAGGTTTCCCATCATTGATTGACTCAAAAGTTAAATATTTACCAGTCTCTTCATCTTTCTTACCATAGGCATAAACCCTAGTCGCAAAATTATCAGTATTGCCAACAAAACCTAAGTCTGTTAAATTCAGCTCATCAGTAAAAAATTCTTCTGAGACTTTAAAAGAATCTGTATCAATGCAACTTAACCTTTTATTTATTGTATCAAAATTAAAAACACAACCGTAAGCTGAACCAATTTGATTTAAGATTTCTAAACTATTTACGGCTCTTAAAGGTTGCCCTTCCATTAGCTCTACAGTTATGTGCTGATTAAAAAGCCCCTCACCGATTGAAACCCAATCAGCTGGCAGAACCATTGGCAAGACTTGTGCAAGATTCTTATTTGTTGTTCTAAATTCTGGAAATACTTTCAACTTCCAATCATCTAAATCAAGACTACAACTAACTGTTACAAAATCTGAATGCTCATCAATATTTTTAACAATATAATTATTTTTAAAATCTGTAACTTTTACTTCCTCTTGAATCAAAGCATAAGAGCTTGAATTTTTACTAAGTTCAAAAGTTAGTGTATCATACCCATTGAATTTGTATGTAACAAAACTTTTCCCTTGTTCAATTAAAAGACTTTCTAGCCCAGACTCTTTAATCACATACAACATTTAAAATACCTCTTTTAAATTAAATCAAATGGATAATAACTAATTTCAAGCCTAACAGACTTTGAGCTTACTATTTGATTATTGCCCGATTCTAATTTTGGAAAATCAAACAGCTCAACATTTGAAAAAGCATTTTTATTGCCTTGCGTAACTGAGCCTTTTATGCCATCAATGATTAGTGGCTCATTTGCTTTTAACTTTTTTATATGAATATTAAAAACATCAAAATTTTCAACATCTTGAAAAGCTGTCAAAACTAATTTAGCCCCACTTTCTAAAGAGCCTATATTATTTATGTTTCCAGTTCCATTTGCTAAAGTTGCTGTTTTTAAATCCCCTCGTCTTAATGCTTTAAAAACCATAGTGAGCCAACAAAACCCATCGAGTTCAATTTGTTCTAATTCATATTCGCTTAAATAACCATAAAAGCTATCACTTGAATTTATCTTAATTGTTGCTGACTTACCTAAAATACTTGTTATAAATTTTGAAGCCATTTTGGAAGCTTCAGCCGTTGATTCTTTTTCGACTAAAAACTTTAATTGAAGCCTACCTAAATTTGCTTTATTCTTAACCAAGAAAAAATCTGAGCAGTTTAAAATTTGATGAGATATTGAATCAATCTCCCCCGACTTTGTTTCATAACTTATCAATTCTGCTTGAAATTGCGCCAATGTATTCTGCTCATTTATTAAACAAATATCTACCATTTCTTAAACCCCTCTTGCCTGAACTCTTGACACAACTGGCGCAACCTTTCTTCCAACTCTTTCTGAATCTAAATAAATATCGCTTTCACCCATCACAACATCAATTTTATTATCAACCTTAATATTGCTTAAGGCTTCTTTCAACATTCCTTTAAATTCTTCAATTATTGTTGGCTTATTGTCTAACCCATTTATATCTAAATTCAAGTCTTTTATTTCTTTAGTTATATTCAAGTCTTCCCTATTAAAATTGGTTTTGACATCTGCTCTTAAGTCAAAGCTAACAGGCTTTAATTCCCTTATATTTTTATTCATAATATTTAAAGCTGACTGCGCAGTTATTTTTGCATCTTTCTCAACTTGAGGAATCGCTTTCAAAAATCCAACGCCTAAGCCTAAACCACCAAACTTACCTATCTTCTCTGCTTTGTGTGATGGCGACCTATTATCCAAGGTTGCGTTTGCTGAATCCAATGCTCTTTGTGCTATGTTTGAGGCAACTCTACCAACATAATCAATTAAAGACGACATACCATTTGCAAATCCAGCTGCTGCGTTATATCCTGCCCCATATAGGCTCACAGAGCTTGCTCCACTATCTGCATTATTTGCTATGGCATAGCCAGCACTCCATACATCACCCAATTTATCGTTTATTCCATAGCTCAATGAATCTCCAAAGGCGTTGCCAGCATTTCTAGCATTCCCTGCAGATTCTTGAGCCTGAGCATTGGCTGAATCCATAGCCTGCTTGGAAATATCTATAATTGATGGTATAGCTCCTGATATAGAAGATATAAGGTCATCTGTTGCTTTTTTACCAGCATTTTCAAAATCACCCGGCAATTTATCAATTTCAGCTTTGGTTAGCTTTACCATTTCTTTTGTGGCATCCGATACATTAATTTCACCATTCAAGATACCAGCCTGAAGCTTATCAGGTATATCTATGCCAGCATCTTTAGCCTTCTGCACAGCAGAATCAAATTTGATTAAATCATTAAGCTCATCTAATGTTGTTGGTATTGTGTAATGGCCCGTCTTTATGCCATCAACCAATGACTGAGGTATGCTTATACCAGCTTGAGCTGCTATGCCCTCTAGATTCTTCAAAGCTCCACCTTGTATTTCTACCATATTTGACCATCTTTGAGAATCAACAAGAGCTTCTGCCATACCCTCTCTATAATTACTAATTTCTGTGCCAAGATTATTATATTGAGTCTTTAGATTGTCTACCTCCCTAATCTCATTCATAGTGAGTTTATTATAGTCCTCACTATATTTCCCAAGCTTTTCTTTGACCTCTCTCTGCTTTACCAATGCGTCTGTAAGTTTATCTGAATTTTCAACATACTTTTCTAAGGATTCAGATGCGTTTTTGGTATAAGCCTCAGCCAAGGCTTTTTTCTTCAGTTCCTCTGTCTGTTGCTTTATGGCATTTATATTATCAATAACTTTTCCAGTGTTATCATAGAGCTTGTCATTTTCCTCATCATATTTGAGGTTTAAGCCTTCCATAGCTCCATTTAATTGCTCAACGTATGCTTTCATCAACCTTTTTTGGTCTGAGCTTTTTTCTTCAACCCCTAAAAGTTTATTGAGCTTATCAGCATAATTACTAGCCCTTGTAGCATTCAATTCTATTTTGCCTACAGATTCTTCGTGAGCTTTAGCCATTTCTTTGACTTCATTAGCTGCTCCGTGCACTTTTTCTTGATACCTTTCATAGATATAATATAAGCCCATCAAAGCTCCGCCAGCTATTGCAACAGGTGCTGGAATGCTGCTTAATATTTTTGAGAATGTAACTGATTTTCCAGACACATCACTAATTACCTTCAAGAGCTTGCCAGTTGCCAACAAAGCAGGGCCTACTCCTGCAGCAAATAAACCAAACTGAACAATTGTTTGTTTAGTTCCATCTGATAAAGAATTAAACCCATCAGCTGCCCTTTGTAAAAATTTTGTAGCTCCTTTAAGCGTAGGCATAAGGCTTTCGCCTAAACTAATTCCAATCCCCTCTAAGGTTGATTTTAATATTGTTATCTGACCTTTAAAATTATTGTTCATAGTTTTAGCCATTCGCTCTGCTGAACCATCTGCTTTGTTTATTGCTTTTGTTAGAGTATTAAAATCCTTATCACTTGCACCAACAATAGCTAATAGCCCTGACATACCCTCTTGACCGGCAATTGTTGCAGCATATTGTGCTTGCTGGTCTTTTGTTAGGTCTTTAAACTTTGAACGCATTTCTTTAAGCAAAACATTGAATGGTTTAATATTTCCGTTTGAGTCTGCAATGCTTAAACCTAAATCATTTAGTGCACCTTGAACTTCTCTTGATGGTTTTGCAAGTCTAGTCAACATTGACCTTAATGCTGTACCAGCTTGGGAGCCTTTAATTCCGGCATTAGCCATTAAACCAATAGCAACTGCTGTATCTTCACAAGTATATCCTAAAGCACCAGCAACTGGAGCAACATACTTAAAGGTCTCACCCATCAAACCAACATTAGTATTTGACTTTGATGAAGCAACCGCTAAAACATCTGCAAAATGACCGGCTTGCCCTGCTTCCATTTTAAAAGCTGTTAAGGCATCTGTAACAATATCTGATACAGTTCCAAGATTTTCACCAGAAGCTGCAGCAAGGTTCATAACGCCCGGTAAGCCTGCTAACATTTTATTAGTGTCCCAACCTGCCATTGCCATATACTTTAAAGCTTCAGCTGATTCCGTCGCACTAAACTTTGTTTTAGCACCCATCTCTTTAGCTTTATTTTTTAAGGCTTCAAAGTCTCTACCTGTTGCACCTGATATTGCTTGAACCTCTGACATCCCAGCCTCAAAAGATGCTGTTACTTTTGTTATGCCTAACCCAGCTCCAACTAAAGGTGCCGTCAAACCTAAGGTCAAGCCTTTTCCAACTGATGTCATTGCTGAGCTCAAACCCATTAAGCGGTCTTTAGTATCAGCAGAGGAATTTTTAAATACTTTAAGGTCTTTGCCAGCTGCAATCAAACCCTCTCTAAATTTATGTGAATCTAAATCTAAATAACCTACAGCTGTACCCACATTAACTGATTTGCCAGCTATCATCTAAAAATTCCTCCTTTCTTAAATTTAATCAAACTTCTTATAAAAATCTGAAAAGCTTTTGAACTTCTTTTCAAATATTGGTTCTTCCCCAGATTTTAATTTTGAAACAATATAGGCTGAAGCTTCATCAAAGCAAAATGATTCATATTCCATATTTTTTAGCCCTATAAGTTCTGATGGCCTACAACCATAATATTCAGCCATTCTTATTATTTCTAAAATCTTTCTGGACTTAAAGACTGGGTGTTACCGCTTTAATGCCTCTTTGAGTATAATTGAAAACGAAAATATATTGCTCATCTGTCAGCTCAATGCCAGACTCTTTTATTTCATTCCAAGTTGGTTCGACAAAAGAAGACTCAGCAAGAATTTCTATGACATCAAGCATTCTACCTATTCCATTTTCTTCTTCTTTCTCATCTATAGGCATCCCAGAGAACATTGAGCTAGCAACCGATAACAATGAATTGGGAATCTTACCTGACTTCATTAAAACCAGCATACTAGGTCTTTTAAGTTTTGCAATGAATCTCCTGCCTTCGCTAAAAGGTGGCAACTCAACAATTTCCCCATCAGTATATTTTTTCAAATCAATAACTGGTGTTACTTTTAAATCAGTTTTCTTTGCCATTTCTTAACCCTCTCTTTCTTTAGCTCTCAAGTGTTGGCAAATTATCTACATAAGTAATTGTATAAGGCGCCTCATCTTTCTTTGGTGCTGAGTTTATCTTATATTGTGGCGCTCTAAAACTATTGTCTGCCGTATTCAAAGCAATAGGTGAGCCTTGACAATTTGGATATTCAATCTTTTCATAACCAGTTATCAAACCAGCTGTATCATAAATAGCTGAATAAACACAAAGCTTAAACGTTTCACCTTTATCTTTTGAGCCAGCAACTGGTGGTGTATATCCTACAATCTTTGTAGGCACTGCTGTGTCAAACTTAATTGTTCCACCTTGCAAAACAAGTGCCAGTTCTGGATTGAAAACATTATCGTGCAATGTGATTTCATTTCCTGTAATTGTTGTTGTCTTTGGCTTCTGAGCTCTTAGAACTCCTTTAACAACAAGTTTGACAGCTTCTTGCTCCTCAGACTGAACAGAAACTTCAATTTCATTTGCTGTATCAAGCCCAAAGGTTTTTGTTTTAGTTTCAATAGTTACCAAGCAACAATCAATAGTTGCTGCTTCCATCTTTGACTTTTTAGGGTTAGCCATAATTATTACCTCCTAATTATGATTTAATATAATTTCTATAGCTCAAACTAACCATATAAGATTTACTCAAATCATTAAAAAATGGCGGCGTTTGTGAACCAGTAAATACAATCAAGGGCTCTAACTCTTTGAGCGAACCCTTAACTTTATCAATCAATGTTTCTAATGTGCTATAACTGTTTTCTGGTGTGTAAATTAAAATATCATACAATCTAACTTCTGAGCTAAAATTAGGGTGCGGCTGCGTCCCATCATTTTTAACAACAATATATGGTTTTATGCATTCCCCAACTTTAACATTTGGTGGATAAACCTCAAACCCTTTATTTTCAAGATGTAAAAATATTTCTTGCCATCTGTTAGCTTGCCAATCAAAAGCTTTTGAGTCTATCATAATTTACTCCTTCTACTTAAAAAATTCTTTTCAAGCCTCTAATAATATTAGCTGATTCTCTTTTTAGTGTCGGTGCAATTATTGCATAATTTTTATCATTTGCTAATTCAAGCCATATGCCATAATCTACACCGTGAGCTAAAGTCAACCTTATGATTCCTTTCCTTGGTTTAGAAACTTTAGCTGTTAACCTTTGCTTTGCTAAACCAGTTCTGTCCGTCCAAGGTCTATTCTTTTTCATTTTAGCTTCAATAGCTGGAGCTTTACTAACCATATAACTTTGAATTGTGAGTTCCGTTTTTTCTTCTATTGATAATAAACCAATTTTTAGCTCCTCTATATTTAAACTAAATTTTGTTTGTCCCATCGTCTACAACCTCTAAAGAAATATCAACTAAAATATTCCAATTTGAAATGTTACTTAAGCCAGTTACTTTGTATTCAATACCGCTCAAAATTAAGATGTCATCAATTTGAAGCTTTAGAGAATCTGAATCGTACAAACACAAAATCATTGGGCTCTTCTCAGTTCTGGTTCTAAAGCCCTCTTGAGATTCAACCTTAATATAACTTTTAACTTCGTGATATAATCCTCTTAAAGTAACAATTTCTTTCTTCTCTTCCGACTTCTCTTTAAATCTATTTAATCCTTTACGATAAAAAACAAAACTTGCTCCACTCTTCTTCAATTCTCTACTTATTTTATAAGCTTCAAACTTCTTGTTAATCATTTCCTCAGTCCCTTAATACCCCAGAATTATAACTTTTAAATCGTGAAGCAAGCCTTTTAAAATAATTTGATGTATCTTGAGTAGACAAACCAGAAACTTCTATTGTTGAATCCTCTGACTTGATTATAAGCATTTCATAAGCTGTTGCTTCAAAGTTCCCACCATTCTTTTCAAGATAATATTCAAAATCCTCTTCATCAAAAAATGGCGCTTGATTCTCCCTCAATTCAAATTTTAATCTGCCTATCTTATCCATCTCATTATTCCTTATTCCGCACTATTTAAAAACTCATTGATTCTTTCTTTAGCTTCCTCAACTGACTTTGTACCAGTTAAGTCAATGTTATTTTCCTTTGCAAAAGCTTTGACCTTCTTATTTGACCACTCAGACAAAGGTATATCTATATTCTCATCTTCTGACTCATCTTCTGAGTTTGAATCATCTATATAGTCCTCTGCCAAATTGTCGATTGAATCCTCGTCAACTTTTACAAAACCCTGCTTTTCATAAATTTCAAAAGCTCCATCAGTTACAGTAAAAATATTTATTCCATCTGTTATCTTAACCATTTGTGGCCTCCTACTCTGTTGCTGTGTCCATAATATAAACAGTATCTGCTGCCTCAAAAGATGGTAGGCAAATCATTGAAACAATAGTCTCAACATTTACTGGGTCTGCCTTTTCAACTGTTGTAACAGCTACTCCAGTATCAACAATAGTTACATTAGCGACACTTGAGGACATCAAATCTGATTCTGCTGGTGTTGTACCAAACCAAGTTTTACCAAGTTCTCCATCTGGGAACATAACAAAAGTGTTTGATGGCATAAACTTTAGTGCCTGTCCATTCTCGTCTTTGTATCTCAAATCATTTACAAAAACATCAACTTCAACTTCATCTTTAATAAACTGCTTAAGAGCCTTATCAGATACCGAGCCAATACCATCTGTCAATGGGAACATTGCCTTTCTAATGCTTGCATTATTTCTAAGATTCTTCCAAGTGATTCCATCACACATTGCTCTAGTAATTACTGCACCAGTGGTTTCTCTTATCTTATCCTTTGCAAGTCTAATATCTTCTAGCGGGTCTGCCTCTGTTAGCTTCTCCCATTTCTTTTTAACGCCACCCTTATTAGTTACACCATAATTAAAAGCAAAAGCTTGCCCATTGGCTTTCATTGAGATGATACCAGTGGTTAGAGCCATCATTCTCATTCTTTCTCTTGAAGCCCTTGCACCTCTGATTAGTCCAACTTCATCATCAAAAATCTTGTTAAGAACTGAATCAATATAAGCGTCATTCTTTGTTTCAAGAACAAGGTTTAATTCCTGTCTAAGTTCCTCATCAATATATGTTGACTCCTTAAAATAAGGCATATCTGCTGACAACTTATCAAAGCCAATTCGCGGGCGTGGTACTGATGATACATCAAAAGCACTTGTCTTTAGAACAACTGGCAACCCCTTGCTGCCCTTTATCCACTTTAGGCTAATACCTCTCTTCTTATCGTCTGGGAATAGTTCCTCACAAGGGTATACCATTTCATTCTCTGATACTCCTAACCAATATGCAGCAATTTCTGACGACTGAATTAAATCAAATATACTCATTTTAAAATTCCTCCTTAAATTTAATTAAAGCTTTAGTAGAACAACCTTTGAATTGTTTGCCTGTGATGTTAGCTTTGCTGATGTTGTTGTATCAATTCTATTTAAATTGACAAAACCAAAAATCAAAGCTGTTGCGTTCTGATTTCCATAAGATACATCTGCGTCGTGTAGTATAATAGCATTATAGCCATTTGCCGTACCATCAACTGCTGGTGTTGTTAGATTGTTAAAATCAATTTTAACTGGTGTACCAGCCTTTACAATCTTTTTAGTTCCAACTACTGTTGCTAGTGCATTAGTTACAACACAACCCACTGACATCTGTAATTCTACATTTGCGAGAATCTGTGTCGCTGCTGACATCTTACCACTTGTAATTCCATTCTGATTAAACATTGTTTAATTCCTCCTTAAATTTACTTACCCCAGAAATTACTGTTCTTCTGACGACTTACTCTCTGAGCAGCTAATCTGGACCCTATACTATTTTCTGGGTCTGATTTCTTTGTCTTGGTTCTAAGCGTTGAACCAGTCCCATTTTTATCTGGATTGTTAGCGTCCTCATCTTCTGTTCCATCATTTGTCAAACCAAACCAAGCTGGATATTTAAGCTTATATTCAGCTAAAACTGTTTTAAGGTCTGATTCTCCACCTATTCTTGAAGCTACAAGAGTAATAATATCATCAACATATTGAGATTTAACTCCAAGAGCTAATGCTTCAATCTTTGCTTCAGCAAGCACCAGCTTCTGCTCAAGTTCTGAATTTGAATTCGAGTTTGGCTCATCTTCCTTTGCTTTGCTGGACTTCTTGAACTCTACAAATTCTTTAACAGTTTTCATAAGCTCTTCATCTTCTGAATCAATACCTAATTCATTATAAGCTGAATTTTTACCTTGTTTCTTCTCTTTTGCCATCATTGATGAAACTTGTGACTGAGTAAAAGTCTTTTCAGAATTTGAATCATTATTTGAACCTGAATTATTATTTGACTCACCATTAGGCTCATTCACTTCTGGCTCATTATTCTGATTCTGATTGTTATCTTCCAGATTAGCATTCTGGTCTGCATTCTTCTTATTGTCTTCCATTTCTTTCTTCCTCCGATTCTACGGTTAAAAATAATATATAAAATCCAGTTTAAAATAACTGGTAAATAACTAATTAAAAATAGCCCTTATATTTCTTTAGAATTTCCTTACCATATTCTTTTAAATTCTTTGTGCCGTAACTATACCACGATTGTCTTTCAATTTCTCTATATTTTCTATCCTTAACAGAAATTAAGTTTTTTCTTTGACAATGTGGACAAGTGAAATATATAAAATGTATTTGCTCATCTTTTATATCCTTCAACTCAATTTCTATTATTTGAGTATCTATTTTCTTTTTACAAAATTTGCAAATGCTCGATTTCTTCTTTTTCATTTTCTTTAGCCTCTTTTAATTCCAACTTAATAGGTGGATTCTTTTCATTATATACCCAACAACCATTAAACTCATCTATAAGCAATTTTCTTTCTTGTTCTAAAAGTTTATTCCCTTGATAGAATTTTTCTTTATATGCTGCTTTCTTTTTAGCTTTATTTGTTTTGATTGCTTTTTCAATTAAGCCTAAAAGATAATTGCAAAGGCTTACTGTTTGCTTTGAATCTATCTGTACAAATTTAAGTTCTTTTCTTTTATCCCCTACATCAAAATAAGTTAAATAAATTTCTTCTGGACTACCTACAACATTAAATGGTTCTTTATGCACAATTTCTTCTTTAAAATTATTCATCTATTATACCCTCTAAAAGCAACTTAAAATTTATTTCATCTAACTCTTGATTTAAAAATTCAATCTCTTTATTTATTTCATTTTTATTAACTTGTGGATTCAATTTCTTTTGTTTATTCAGTTCTTCAATAATATCTATTATACCTTTCTTTGCATATTGTAAAACTCTTATTTGATTCATTTCTTTTACCTTTCCTTAAAAGTTCCGACTTGTGACCAACTGATAGTAACCACTAAAATCGACCCATTCACCAAGTGGCAATGCCTCAAAAGCTTTCTTATCCATTCTACAAAATGATTTAATATGCTTCTGAGTAGTATATGAATATCCATCCCAAAGTTTCTTAATTGAATTAGCTTTTGAACCATTTAACTTAACAGCTAATATTTCTGTTCCATAGCTTTCAAGAACTACTAAACTTTCATCTGGATAATGAACCATTATTGCTTTACCATAAAAACTCTTTTGATTTCCTAGTGGCCTTAGTTCATACTCAACTCTTCTCATTTCTTAATTCCCTTCTTTCTTTAAAGTGTTTTGTTTTTCTTATATATTTATTATATCACATTAGAACCGGTTTGTAAATAGTTTTTTTAAATTTATTTAAAGTTTTTAACAAAATTATCTATTTCTTTAAAAGTACCAATTGGCGATTCAAACCATTTCTTTAACTGTTTGCTTATATCTTTAGCTACTACTGGCTCAATGGTGCACATTCCATTTGGATGGTCCAAAGGTACTTCACCTTTTTTAAAATGTGCACCATCTCTTGCCTTACATATATCACATACCCTTGAACCATTAGCTATCCAAACATACTCTTCAATAAAAGGATTTTCTTCTGTCACTTCTTCAACTGATATTTGATAAGCGTGCTGCGTTAAGGTCCTTGCTAATCTTTGAGCATTATAATCAACTTTTCTTTTATATATTCTTACCCCATCATTTGCTTTTAGGTTCCAGTCAAACATTACTTTAGGATTCACATACCTTTTTAAATCCCTTGCCATTTTTTCAATAGGCTTTTGTTCTGCTAAACCTTTTGCAACAATATTATAAATATCATTTAAAGTTCTTTGATTATCGCCCCAGATTCTACTACTTAAATTAAAACCACCTTTATATATCTTACCCTCAAATAATCTATAAATTGAATATTGTGGAACATAACTAAAAGCTGCATTTATTTTTTTAGAATTAAAACCTAAACTTGATAGCCATTTTGTATTATCTTCAACAACTGAATCAGATATTAAGTAAACATTTCTTTTAATTGTCTTTTGAGTTTCAACCGACACTTGTTTGCTGGTTTTAGTTATCTGCGTTTTTAATTCCCTATAATATCTTTCCATTAGAGCAGCACTTGAATTTGTTTTGTTTGAATAAAAGTTAGCAAGCTCTTCAATTTCATCTGCCCATTCTTTATATAGTTTTTCAATTTCAATTCTTTGCTTTTTCATTATTTTAAATTTCTTATCTGAGCTTCTCTTAAACACATTCATATTTTGGACCTTTAATTTCCTTTTTAAACGATTTTAATTTGTTAGGCTATATATTTATCATTATAGTAATTAAAATTTGTATGGGCTTACTGTAGCTTGTCGTGGCTTATTCTAAACCGTCATCAAACATACTATCTTCAAGTATCTGCCTTTCAAGTGCAATTTGTTTAATTTCATCATCTGCTTCTGAATCTGTTAAGCTTCTCCACTTCTTCATATATGCTTTCTTACTCATTGTTTGAGCCTGCACTTCTGATAGGTCTATATTTCTTTCCTCAATCTCATCTTCTGGAATTGGTGAATTTTGTTCAACCCTAATTTTATATGCTACTGGAATCAAAGGAACATCAATATATTTCTTTGTACAATCCTCATATAAATAACTACCTTGAATTAAAATCTCAATTAGTTTTCTTAAACAAGGTTTCCACATCTTCATCTTTTCTTTGCACCTTACAAGTAGTGTCCAATAAATAGCTTTTAAGCTCTTGCCAGACGTTATAGCTCCTTGCAAACTTTCAAGAGTAATATTTGGCATATCTACCTGCTCATAGCCTGCTGTTTTAATTCTATCTAAACTTACCTTTAAAGCTTGACTATATGACATATTTGGTTCTAGTACCCCAATAGCTGGGTGAGGGTCTACTAAATTCTGGTCTGAACCTAAATCCCAAAATGCTCCTGCACTTGTTGATAAATCTTTTGTTGATTTTGAATCCATATCAATAGTATATTTTGTTGGGTTCATTCCTTTTCTTTGAGCATCTATATCACCATTAGCTAATTTACTATACCATTCTTCAAACTCTTTTATTTGAGCAATTTCTGATTCGCCTTTTGCCTCTCCAGTTAAACCATCGTTTATAAAAACAACTGCTGGTATTTCTGTTAGTCTTGTCTTTAGGTCTTTGATTAGTTCCTCAATAAATAAGCCTGAACCATCATATATAGTTTCTGATATATGCACATAACCATCATCATTTAAAGTATATTTCTTTTTTAATATTCTTCTATCACTTTTACTTTTAGCTTCATTCAAATTTAAGAATGCTACAAACTTTGTCAATATTGTACTATTGGTTGATTTGGTTTCATAAATAAATTGTGTTGCTTTTAAAAATGATATTGTGATACCATCTTCATTATTAAAGTTTACTACTCCTGCTACTCTCTTACCTATAAAACAATCTTTAGCTGCTTTGAGCAAAGCATCCTCAAATAAATTCTTATCCAATACTGTTGATATTAAATCATTTAAAGTTATTATTGCTTCCACTGTTTCATTTGAAACTTTTGATATATCACTCTTTGATTCAACAACAATATCTGGAGATTCTGCAAATAGAAACCTTGCTTGTTTTCTTACAAGACTTGAAGCCATCTTATATCTTAAGCTAGCCGGTACATAATCACCATTGCTTCCCTCTGTATAGAACTTTGCCCCTTTTCTATAAATGCTATAATATTTTTCAATTTCATTAAATTCTCTTTGAACTGTTGAATTTGTATTTTTTAACTCTGAATTTATTAACGCATATGGTATGGAATCAAATGCAAATATTGATTCACCATTATCGCTAACTTTTATTTTATTTGATTCCATTTTAATTAACCCCTCTTACTATTAAATTTCTTCTCTTTGACATCTGCAACTGTAACCATATCTAAAGCATACCATATAGCACTAAATGTATGTGGGTCTATATTAAACTCATCATATATAATATTACCACTTCTATCTTTCTTATAAGTCAAGTCTTTTAATTCCCTTATTGTATTCTTACACTTAGGACTTACAATTATATTTCTAAACCTTTTAATCTTTCTAGTATTGCTCAACCTTGAACCTGCAAATTTATTTTTACAGCCCCTCATCTTAAAGCCTACATCTTGATAATATTTGATTGCCTTTGGGTCCTCGTTGTCTGCTATTATTTGTTTGAAATATCCTTTATTATCAAGTTCTTCTAATTTATATTTTAGCTTTTGCATTTCCGGCATTGCTGCGAACACATTATCTGTTACCTGATTCTTATATATTTCATCATATATATATAGAACACTATTCTTTAAATCAACTGCCATACTTACCACTGCATTATAAGATTCTTCAAAACCAAAGTCCATACCAAAATATTTATTTTCATCACCTAATAGGTCAATGCTGGTTTTGAAAACTGCTGGGCTTTTAGCAATAGTTAATTGAGGCAGAACTCTTAAACCATTTGCGCCAAACCTACCAAGCTTTGCAACCCTATATAAGTTCTCATCATACAATTTAATTTCTTCAAGTGTATTCAAATATTCTTTTGGTAGAAATATATTATCTTCTGGAACAGTGTGCATATAATAAGTATTATTTTTGATTAGTTGCTTCTTATCATATAATGCCTCTTCATCTACTATTATTCTTCCTTTGCCATTACTATCTTCTGTTTTAAAGAAATGCCTATAAACCCAATTCTCTTTACCTACTGGATTGCAGCTTAAAATAAAATGCAAACTTACATCTGGTGTTCTTAATCTACCTAATAATTCTTTATAACCATCATACTTAATTTCAGAACATTCCTCAAGCCACACTATGCTCACACCATTTATTGATTTAATTTTTTCTGGTTTGTCCATACCTTTAAATATGATTGAACTACCATTATGAAACTTTATTCTTAAAGGTGCCTTCTGACATAAAACTAAACTTGGATTCTTTCTCCATCTTTTAATATCATCAGTATATAAATTAAGGTCTTTTAAAATCTCACATGTCAAATCATAACAGCTATCTAATATAGTATCATATACTTCTCTTACTACTAAAGCTTTTCTTTTCTCAACCAATAATTTACATATGATTTTAAATGCTATATGATAAGACTTTCCTGAACCATAACCACCTATTAGAAGGTACTGTTTATAAAACCAATCAAACATAAAGTTATAATAAACTGGTGCCACTGTCTTTTTAATATTTGGCTTATACTTACCCATCTCAAAATCCTTTTTAATTTCAAAGCTCTTTTAATCTTTTTATTATATATATTATATAGTCTATCCTTTTAATCTTCTTCTTTATCCTTTGAGCCCTTTATAATTTGAATCTTAATATCCTTAAACTTCTCATCAGCCTCTAACATAAAGTTATCCCTATTTCTTTTCCATTCTTCTGGTTTCTTATTATTTAACCAAGCAATGCAAGCTGTTGGATTTGGACCTACTTCAACTTCTTCCTTTTCCATTCTAACCTGCCTATTACCATTCTTATCTGGCTTATTCTCAATATATGTTTTAACTGATGTTCTTGTATATCCTATTGCTGCTTTTAAAAGTGCATTCTCAACTTCATAGTTAACTGATGCCCTTCCCCTTCTTAAAGCATTCTCAACTTCTGGATATTGATTTCTTATTTTCTTAAAAGTTGGGAACGATATACCTAATCTATCACATATTGTCAATATATCTATTCCATCTCTTCTCCAACCCTCAATTAAGATTAGACATTCTTTTGATACAATATCCTTTGTTAAAAGTGCATACCCTTTGTCTATCTTTTCATCTGCAGGTAAATCATCTATTGGCTTTTCCCCATTTGACTTTGGTTTTTCCTTTTCATCATAATTTAAATTTTGACCCCTTTTCCTTTTAGCAATCGCCATTCTTTATTTCCTCCTTTTCTCTTTCTTTTTATCCTTTTTAGATTTATGACTCTCAAGAAAATGTTCAGATAAAATTTTAATAGCTTTATCCTTATCATCTTTTTTAATCATACCTAAATCTAACATTCTTTGAATCGCTTTATCTAAACTTCTTAATTCATCTGCTCTAAAAGAACTCCTACCCAAAACTGAACTAATTGGTACTTGCTCCTTATCTTTTGCTTCATCTATCCAATAATCTTTCAATTCATCTAAATGATTATTAACTATTCCTAACATACCCATAAATGCTGTAGCTGTATTCTTAATTCTCATTCCTTGAGACACATCATTTAAAGTATCTAAATATTTATCATAATCTTCAAACCTTAAAGTTAAAGCTACATTCTTCCTTATTTCTGCCTTTACTTTTTTAATGCACTTTTGAATTTCTTTAATTTCTGATGGTAAAAATGCTATATTCAAAATTTGAAAACTTAGAGTGCCCTCTGACATTCCATCTGTTTTTATTTGTTCTAGTAGTTGAAGCGTTTCATCATCTAAACCACTATAAGCTTTATAATCAATATCATCAATAGCTTCATAAAGCTGTTTTAGAATTGACATATCATCTTGTCCACTAATTGCATTATGACTTAATTGAATGCCTATCCTTTGATTCTTTGTCAGCTTGTCCTCTGTTATTTGAACATCTATCTTTTTTAAACCAGCCTCAATTGCAGCTTGCACTCTATGATTTCCAGATAGTACCTCTAAATCCCCATCTTTATTATAGCAACAAAATGGTAATTGAGTTAAACAACCGTCTCTTTTAATATTGTCTACTAACTTTTTAAATTCATCAGCTTTCATAAATCTTGCATTGACTTCTAATAATTTTATATCTTTTGGATTTACTTTTATTACCTTTGTTTCCATTTTTCAAAAGCCTCCTTTAAAGTCCATTGCCCAATCTTTGCCCCATAACTTAAATTATATTTTATAGGTTTTCCATTCTCATCTTTCTTTATAACCTTTTTACCATATTGTTTGAATATGCCCCTATATTTCATACTTATAGGATTGTTGCTAAAAGCATTTGTCGCTATACTTTTAATTCTTTTCCCTGCTATATTTTCTATTAAAAATTTTGCCTCTTTACTTAGAACACAATATAAAACTAATTTGCTTAAATGTTTTTCTTTTGTTGGGCTTATAGCAAAGTCTGTTAATAAATATATTGTTGGTTGTTCCAATCTTTCTGAACCACTTAGCATATAAGAATTTGCTATTGCAAAAATACCAAAACATTTTTCTTTTGAAAACAACCCATAAGCTTTTGATGGTGTTGCTACCTTGCTTACATTTGTACTTAAATATAAAGCTCTATTTTCTTCAAACTGCTCCAAAGTTATTTCTTTAATTTTAATATCATTTTCAATTTTATCATTTTTATTTATTTTAATTAAAGGCTTTGCTTCTGTATCTTTTGACCTTGCCCTAACATAATGTTTCTTTTTAGTCTTACTGTACATATAAATATTTTTGCCATTAAGCGTTTGAACAATTCCGGCATAAAACTTCTTTAATTCTTCAACTTCTCTTTCCGTTCCTATAACAAAATTATCAAGCTTTTTAATTGTTTCACAAAATTGTTTGATATGCAAATCTGGGTTAAATTCTATATATTCTGGTTTATCATATTCGAAGACTTCTTCTAATTTAGCCCACATCTTTTCATATCCACCTTTAAAGAATGGGGGAAAACTTATAAAACCACAATTGTCTGGTATTTCATTTATAAGATTCATTACATCACCATTATAGAAGGTGTCAATTTTAACTTTTATATCCTTTAATTTAGAAACCAATTTCTTATGTAAATCTGAAAATTGTTCTTTATATCCTTTTAGCATTCTTTTCGAATATGCAAGATTGCTACCATCAAAAGGTAAAATATCAGTTGCTAATATTAATGTTGCTACTTTATCAGCATCTGATTCCATATAATCTTTAAAAAAGATGCATTCACCTTGATAATTATCTTTTATTTTCAAGCCTTTTAAAGGTTCCCCTACAAAATATTTACCTATATATGAACTATATATCGTTACATCATTGCTTGTAATTGGACAATTTATTATTGAGCTTATGCTCCTTTCTATTGTAAAATTGCCAGAACAACCTATATATATTCTTTTACAATCCCATTCTTTAACTATATTACCAATTATTTTGATTGCTTTTGTTGGTAAACTTCCTTGAAACATTTTTAACCTCTATTCCTTAAATCCAAGAAAAGCCAAAGACAAAATTTTATTGCCTCGGCTTTTATATTTTAAAGTTGGAGCAGAAGACTATTCCGAATAGCATCTTCCTAATGGTATAGGTGTTTTACCTTAAACTACTTCTGCATATATAATTAAAACTTTCCTTTCTTTAAATTCTTTAGTTTAAATTTTAAATCATTTTCTTCTGTTAGTTCTGGAATCTCAATTTGTATACCATACTGATTATATAATTCTTCTTCTAACCATTCCGCAATCATATGCCTATGACAAAATTGTTCTCCAGATTCAATCTTTGCTATGCTCTCGTGACATAAGAGAATTGCATCTTCCCCTAAATCATTGTAGACTTCCCAAGGGTCTAGCTTATCTAAAACCTCTTTTCTGTATCTTCTTCTATATTCTTCCTCATCTTCAAGATTTATCAAATCCCAAGTTGGATATAGAGGGGGATATTTTGCCCCCTGCCAATATCTAGCACTCCTACTAATTTGAATGCCTTTATCTTTTAAATGATTAAATTTCTTTGAGTTTATTCTCGCAAAATAGCTTGTCTTCATTTCTTGCCTTGTTTTCCTTTCTTTTAAAGATTTGCTCCAGATACCATTTCATTAACCTTATCAATAAATTCTTTCTGAGTTTTGAAGCTCATAATTGGATAGCCATATACTTGAGGATAACGATTTCCAAGAAGCGTTACCTTATAAAGTATATACTTACCTTTAAATTTATCAGGCTTTACATTATCTGTTCTCAAATCATAAAGGTCTTTATCAAAGTTTTCTAATTTTCTAATTGCTTCATTCACTTTCTTATTTACTACTAACATTTCTTTACCTCATTTCTTTTTAAAAAGTAGTTATGATTTATTATATTTATATTATAGCA